TAATAGCAAACTCTACAGCAGGACACATAAAGGCATTAGATACAAGAATAGATGTTATCGAATCAGATCCAGCCAGATCAGCATTGTCTAATAACGAACCATCAGGACCACTATTGGTTAATGGATATATTTGGGTAGATGGAGACTCTGTTACTGGAAATGCTCCAACCTATGGAACAGCAACATACTCAACAACTGCCCCAACAGAAAACCTAACGTCTGGAACTCTTTGGGTAGACTCAGATTCTTCACCACTCAAACTATATGTATGGTCTGGACTTGAATGGCGGGTGATTGGTGAATAATGTCTAACGAACAAACCAATCAAATACTAAAAGAAAGAGCCATAGCAAAACTAGTTGCTTTGGGATTAACAGAAGCAGAATTACGTTCATTGGGGTTGACATCAGATGCCAATTAATAGTGACGGTAAAGTAGCATATATTTATAAGGATGGCACATGGTATGCCATCAGTGGTGCTATTAATACTAATGCTTCTTATACTTGGACTGCTTCACAAACCTTTGCATCCCCCGTTACTTTTGAAGAAGTTTTAATATCAAGAGCAGGAATTAATAATTTTCAGTCTCCAGAAACTCGTGACATTGCTATACCAAACCCAGTAGATGGTTCAGTTTGTTTTGTAAGACAATCTACAACTGGCGGTACTGTAATAAACCAATTACAGTATTACCATAATGGATGGAAGAATGTATCAGGGTATTCAAATGTTGTATCAAAGTTAGGTTCTTATAGTATTGATTTAAATGATGCGGGTAAAGTAATTACTGTAGACAGTTCTTCTGCTTCTACAATTGCCCTTCCAACAAACGCAGAATTGCCAATAGCAAATGGTTTTAAGTTTGATGTAGTTAGATTGGGAACTGGTACAGTACTGATTAGTTCATCTGCAACAGTTCTCAGCAAAAATCCTAGTGAAGCATATATTGATTCTCAATATGGTAGAGTTACTGTTATAAAGTTAGACACTAATACATGGTTAGTTACTGGCGATGTATATGAAGGATCAACCATAGCACCTGCTCCTGTTGCTCCTGCTCCAGTTGCCCCAGCACCTTCACCTGCTCCCGTAGCACCTTCACCTGTAGCACCTAGCCCAGTAGCCCCTGCTCCTGTAGCACCTCCACCTGTCGCACCTGTCGCACCTGTCGCACCTGTAGCCCCTGCACCAGTACCTGCTCCTGCACCAGTACCTGCTCCTGCACCAGTACCTGCTCCTGCACCAGTACCTGCTCCTGCCCCAGCCCCTGCTCCAGTAGGAGTAACAAATTACTTTGGATATTGTGATTTAAGCAATAATCCAGTTGGACCATTCTCAACATCATCTTCTTGTGCCGATGCATATGATGCTCAAGAAAATGCAAATGGATATCCACCTATTGGATGGGTCTGTGGTTCGACACCACAAGATGGAACACCAAGTTGTAGTGGAACATCGCCTGCTCCAACACCTGCACCAGCAGGAATTACTTATTGGTATACAGGTTGTTGCTCCACCAATAATCAGCAGGTTACTGGAACAAGTAGCGTAGACTTTACTTTAGCATTTAATTCTATGAATAGCCAATGTTCTGGATCTGTAACAAGTACACAAAGTGGAGTTGGAGGAACAATTCCTACACTAAGTTGCGGATCATCTCCATCACCTGCCCCAGCACCAGTTTCATCATCATGCGTACCTGCAGATGCTTGGTCATACACTAAGTCAATGTGCCAGGCTTGCGGATACTACTACTCAGATGAATTTGGTGAATGTTCAACAGAACCATGGGGTTCTAGTCCTTCGCCTGCCCCAGCCCCTGCTGCACCAGCACCTGCTCCAGCACCAGCACCTGCTCCTGCACCAGTAGCACCATCATGCGTTCCTGCAGATGCTTGGGCATACAATAAGTCTAAGTGTCAATCATGTGGATACTACTACTCAGATGAGTTTGGCGAATGCTCAACAACTCCATGGACTTCACCTGCTCCAGTTGCACCAAGTCCTGTCGCACCAAGCCCTGTGGCACCTGTACCAGTAACAATTACACCAGTGCCAACTCCAGCACCAACTCCAGCACCTGCACCAGCACCAGCACCTGCCCCTGTAGCACCTTCACCTGCACCTGTTGCATCATGTGATGAAAACTTGGCTTGGTCATATAATCAGTCTAAGTGTCAGTCATGTGGATATTATTGGAGCAGCACATTCGGTGAGTGTTCTTCAGAGCCATGGTCAACCCCTGTAGCACCTTCACCAGTTGCACCTAGCCCAGCAGCACCTGTAGCACCTAGCCCAGCAGCACCTGTAGCACCTAGCCCAGCAGCACCTGTAGCACCTAGCCCAGCAGCACCTGTAGCACCTAGCCCAGCAGCACCTGTAGCACCTAGCCCAGCAGCACCTGTTGCATCACCAACTGGTGGAACGACAGAGTGTACTTGTGGATATTGTTGGAGATGTAGCGAATGTTGCCCAGGAAGAACTTGCGCTTGTTAGTGTATAATGTATAAATAACTATACAAAAGTAGGGAAAATATGTCAGAAGAAAAATCAGTATGGCAAAAATATAAAGAAAGCCTTGGAGATACTAGACCATGGGATCTCATTAACCCTGAAACAGAGTGGGCATCAAAAGAGGTAGCAGAAGAAAGATATTCTATTTGTCAATCCTGTCCAGAACTAATAAAACTAACAAAGCAATGTAAAAAGTGTGGATGTTTTATGTTTGCTAAAACTAAATTACTAAATGCAACTTGTCCACTAGAAAAGTGGTAATATGATTAAAGATGAAATTGCTCCAGGTATTGTTTGTTATAAGAATGTACTAGATGACAATATCATATCTACTTTAATAAAAGATATTGAAGAGGGCGCTGAATCACTAAATGTGGAATGGAATCAGTCTCTGGTAGAGGGCCAAGGCGGTGTTGAAGTAGATACTAAGGCTAGAGATACATCAGTTATAGGTGTACCATATAAAGATTATATAGTTGATGATTTTATGACTTTTAGCGATGCATTTTATGGAAATTTATCTAATATATTTTTTGAAGCATTTAATCCTAGAGAAATAGACTATAGATCAATGTTTTCATGTGAGACTACTTGGCATGATGACTATGGTATTTTAAAATATGGCGTTGGTCAAAAATTTACTAATCATATAGATGACCACAAGAATCATCATAGAAGAATGTCTACAATATTTTACATGAATGATGATTATGAAGGTGGAGAGATAGAGTTTCCAAGATTTAATGTAAGTCATAAACCAGAAAAAAATGAATTAATTATTTTCCCATCAACATATGTATACAATCATTCTGTACTTCCAGTAACTAGTGGAACAAGGTATGCAGTAGTAAGTTGGTTAAGATGATACAGATTAAAGATCCAGTTATTATGGATAAAGTTTTTTCTGAAGAAGAATATTATGAACTTAGTAACTATTTAAAAAATAAACCAAAAAATCCACAAGACTATTCTGATGGTTTTGGAAGGTATTGTTTTAATGACTCACTAATAGACTCTTATGCAGAAAAGTTAATACCAATTGCTAGAAAACAATTTAACAGTGAAAACCTTATTCCATCATATTCTCTTTTTGCACATTATGAAGGAAAGCAGGCAAATTTATACAAGCATATAGATGATAACGCTTGTACCTATACTATAGACTTTTGCGTTTATCAAACAGAGCCATGGGATTTATTTGTAGAAAATAAAGCATATACATTATATCCAAATCAAGCCCTTGCTTATTATGGAAATGATCAGTTGCATTGGAGAGAAAAATTTCCAAACCCAGATTCTGGAAATGTAGCAATGATATTTTTTCATTTTGTTGAACCAGATCACTGGTGGGTACAAAAGGGTCCAGGGTACTTAGATGTAATTCGTAAAACTATAACGGAGGAACAATGGAATCAAAGACAGCAATAGTGTTTGGCGCAGGAGGATTTATTGGAAGTCATCTTGTCAAAAAATTGAAAGAACAAGGTTTTTGGGTTCGTGGTGTAGATCTTAAATATCCAGAATATTGGAAGACGTATGCTGATGATTTTGTAATTGGAGATTTAAGAAATCCAGACGTTGTAAAAAAAGTAATGCCAATAAAATTTGATGAAGTTTATCAATTGGCTGCTGATATGGGTGGAGCAGGGTATATTAACTCTGGCGATAATGATGCAGAAGTTATGGGTAACTCAATATTAATAAATGTTAATGTTTTGAAGCAGGCAGAAATAGTAAGAATTAAGTCTATATTTTTCTCATCTACCGCTTGTGTCTATCCAGAGTATAATCAGATGGATCCAGGAAGTATAAATACAAAAGAAGATTCTGTTTACCCTGCAGCACCAGATACAGAGTATGGCTGGGAAAAACTTTTTAGTGAGCGACTATATCTTGCATATAATAGAAATTATGGTATGAAAAATAAGATAGGAAGATATCACAACGTGTATGGCCCATACGGTACTTGGGATGGCGGTAAAGAAAAGGCACCAGCAGCCATTTGTCGCAAGGTAGCAAAGGCAACAGATGAAATAGAAATCTGGGGTAATGGAGAACAGCATCGCTCATTCTTGTATATAGATGAAGCAGTTAAGGCTACAATAGATTTTTATAGAGAAGAAAACTATTTTGATCCAATCAATATAGGTTCAGAAAGAAATGTTTCTATAAATGAATTAGTAGATATTGTTTGCAATATAGCAGGAAAGCAACTAAATAAAAAGCATATTTCTGGACCACTTGGTGTGCATGCAAGAACGTCTCATAACGAATTAATTACAAAAGTTTTGGGATACAGGCCAAGCGAAGATCTAGAGTATGGTCTGACACAGACCTATAACTGGATAAGCGATCAAATTAAAAATGTCAAATAAAATATTTTTTCAGTTATACAATCCAACTGGAATGATTAATCAGGTTATGAGTTTAGAGTTGGCTATAGGACTTGCACATGAAACAAAAAAAGATTTAATTGTTCATTATGTAAGTAATGCAGGAGACGATTTATACAACTCTAGAAATGTTCCAATTTTTACACCAAGTAGATGGCATAATGAACAACGAAAAGATTTTACAAATCCAGATCAATTTCCACACCTTTTAGATTTAATAAACTTTAATGAAGATTTAACTTTTATAGATACAAAGATTGATTTTTTTAAACAAGAAGAGTTTGTAATTGATGACACTCTTAATGGGTATTATTACAGTAATGAAAATGAAATATCTGAAAATGAATTATTGTTTGCCGAAGGAAGACAAAGAATTCCACTAGACAAAAATCTTCATCTCAAAAAAACACTTGGATGGTATAGTAGATTCTTTTACAATAGAAGTCAAGAACTAGATAATGCTCTAAAGTCCGTAAAATTTAAAGATGTATATGTAGACTTAGCCAAAAAAATATCTAACTCTTTAGGTTCTTTTCAAGGAATGCATTTAAGGCTTTCAGATCATATCAAAATGTTTGATACAACACAAGGTATGTTTGAGTCTTGGTTAAGCATATATGAAAATAATAAATTGCCAATAGTTGTGTCTACCTGCGAACCAGGAAATAAAATGATACAAGATAATAAGCATAGGTTTATATTGCTTGATGAGTATATAGTCAATAATTTTAGAGATGACTTTATGTCGTTGCCATTTCAGGATGAGGTTGTTTTTGGTTTAATCTGCAATTTGGTTTTGCACGATTCTGTAAATTTTGTTGGTACTTCTGGAAGTACTTATTCAGCCTATATACATAGAGTACGAAATCAAAAGGGCATAGAAACGTGGGACTTTTTTGATAATCCACCAAAAGCAATAGGAAGTCCGTATTCTTGGAATGGATACCCACTAGAAGGCGGTAGGAAGATGTGGTGGAGAGAGTGGCAGGAGTCTAAATTAAAATGATAAAAAGATTAATCTTAAAGTATCGAATGTGGAAAAAACATAGAAAGATTAAAAAGTCTAATCTGATATACTAGTTTTTATGTTTGATGATTTATATATTCCTGGCCCAATACCACATACTGGATATAATAAAAATACTAAGAGCAGAAAGTATAAAGTCAATGATCCAATTATTGCAGCACATGCAGAAATACCTAGGCCAGAATATAGTTACCAATGGAATGATGATGGTCTAAGGTCTATAGACTTTGCACAAAAGCCAAACGTAATTGCTTTGGGTTGTTCTTTAACTTTAGGTCAGGGACTTCCAGAAAATCTAAGATGGTCTAATTTATTGCAAGAAGAATTAGGATATAGCAAACATTTAATAGGGAATATATCATATAGTGGAGCAGCAATAAACAAGTTAGTTTCTAGTTTTTTTGGATTAATAAATAAATATGAGTATATACCAGAAATTGTTATTTGTAATTTTGCAAATTTTGAAAGATTTTATTTTGTTTCTCCAAATGCAGAATATATGCAAGATTGGTATATTAATTACTCACCAAAAAAAACCAAGGTTACGGCACCGTGGAACTATCAAGAAATTTTGCCTTATGAGTGGGTATACTATCAAAATTTAGATCATATAAAAATGCTAGAAACCTTTTGTAATTCACAAGGTATTAAACTTATTTGGAGTACATGGTCAAATGCATTAACAGATTCTAATGAAACATTTTTAAAAAATAATTTTAAAAATTATTTTACAGACACTACTAGGAAACAGTTCCCCATGGATTTTGAATTTGATATTCATGGAGATACAAAAGATAAGTTATTGCCACAATATAAGATGATAAATTGGGATTCTGTAAAATGCCATCAAGAATATTTTGATAATCATATGGATATTTTTGATATGGCATATGACTATCATAAGTTTGCGGGGCCATGGGGTCCAGGATCAAATAGGCCACACCCTGGAATCCATAGACAACTGCACTGGAAAGATATGTATTATAATGAATTAACATCCAGGGGATGGCTATGACAGATATTGTAAAAGAATTTAAGACCATGGATGGGTTAGGTGCAATGCTATGGAAAAAAATATACGCTATGTCATATGCTAAGTACCATAAAAAAATATTTAAGGACACACCTATCGATTGGTTTTTAATTCATAAATCTGATGGTATTGATGGTGAGGATGATCCAAAATATAAAAATTTAATGGATAAGTTTAATAATGTTTTATACAATCCGTGGCAAAATATTAATTTTAATCATATACCATATAAAACTTTATGCAAGAATGTTGGGGCAGGAGCACCCGCTCCAGGCTTTGCAACTACAAACGACGATATTGATTTTTTAAAAGAAGCAATACATTTTAATAAATTTAGTGGCGAAACTCATAACTCTATAGTTATTCACATTAGACGAGGAAATGCTATACCAGAAAATCCAAGGTATGTAGAGGATAAATTTTATGAAAAGGTTTTGTTACAAATATCAGAAATTATAGATAAATGTCAGATGGATAGCCCAGATGTTATTATCTGCACTGATTCTGATGATAATACTTTTACTCCAAGGGGGTATAACCAAGAGCGTATGTGGAGACAGCCACACTTATATCAAAATGAATCTGGAGAGTATCCACACACAAGTATTAACTTTGATTTACTTAAAAAGGCATACCCAAATGTAATAATAAGAAATGACATGGATACATATAGTTCGTTTATTTTTATGTTAACTGCTAAGGTTTTAATAGTTGGAAATTCTGCATTTAGTCAGTCTGCTGGACTTTTATCTACCAATAGCGTTATTGGAATGCCTGCAAAACATGGAATGGATCCAAGGCATAACCACTTTAAAAATAAAGTAGCAGCCCTGGATCCATCTGGTGTTTTATTGTGGGAATCCACCCATTAGTTGCTTTGTTCTTGGAGTAATGCCCTTCCAGGCAATCCAATTTTTACCACCTCTTGACATGTGGAACGCAACTTGAGCATTCAATACTGGATTAAATAACTCATAATTTGACTCTAAATTAAACTTATCTCTACGTTCAGGACCAAGGTCGCCAATCATATTTATTTGAAATAAGCCATAAGAACTATCTCCAGTTCTTTTACTAAGGTTTAACGCCATTGGTCTACCGCCAGATTCTTTTTTAGCAATAGCCCAAGCCTCCCTTAGTTTTTGACCTTCAAAACCTACTAATGCTAATAGATTTTTAAGGTCTTTGTCAGATAGATTTACAGCATTTTTGTATTTTTCTAACTGATCTTCTTTAGCCTTAGAAACACTTTTGGCCACTTGCGTGGCCTCAATAGTCTCTTCAAGCACGATAGTTTTACTATCGTCTAATCGGTTTTCAGAAGCATTAGCCACGTTTGACCAAACTGCAAACATAGCCAATATGCTGAGTGTGCCAATGATGTTCTTATTATTATTCATAAAAGTAATCATAGTTTCCTCCTTAGAAACGGAATGACACCTTGTTAAAGGGTGTCATGTTACTTCCTAGTATAACATGAATTTCAGACCCATGTCAAATATCTTAAAAGTGGTATAATAAGTATATTATGGCAACCAATCAGACATCAGGTCAATTTCAGATAGCATTTCCAAGGTCTACAGACCCAGTAAACGTACACGGAGACCTAGAACAATTGGCGGGAGATGTAAAAGAGTCACTAGAATCTATAGATGTTTCAATTATACAAATAGATGTTAAAAATATTAGTGGTTTGACATTACCTGCAGGCACTCCAGTTTATATATTTAATTATTCAGACACCGTTCCTGGAATAAAACACTATACAGAAGATTTATGGTCGTCTGGCTCAGTAAAGCCAGTATTAGGTTTATTAAAAACATCACTAAGCAATAATGCAATTGGCAAAGTTGTTGTTGCTGGAGTTCTCGCAAATGTAAATACGTCATCGTTTGTTACAGGAGATGTACTATACGTTGGCAGACCAGATGGTGGTTTGACAAAGATAAGGCCAGCAGAGGGTTCTGGTGCAGTAGGAATTGTTGGATATGCACATGCCACAAATGGTGTAATTATTGTTGAGGCAAAAGGCAACGGTACATGGGGAGCATTGAAGGCTGGATTAGCCTAATATGATATAATCAACACATGGCAAATTTTCGTGGATCCGCTTCTTCATATGATATAGGTGAAAAACCACCAACAGTTATTTGGACTGTAGTTCGTGGAGATACATCTGGATTTAAGGTTTATGTTGTTGATGATGCAGGACAACCCTTAATTATTCCAGATTGGACTATTAATATGAAGATTAAGCGTCCAAACAATACAGCAGATCTTGGAATTATTACAGATGATGCCACGCTAATTATGGATTTATATCCAGCAGCAGATGCAGATGATTTGGTTGGAGAGTTTACTGTTTGGCTAACTTCTTCGGAATCTTTTATTTTACAAACTGGAGACATCTTTGATATTCAGTTATCAGATGCTACAAGAGTATGGACAGTTGCTCAGGGTAGCATGAAGATTCTTGAAGATGTAACAGATTAATGGCAAGAGCAACATTATCAAACCCACAACATAAAACCAAATATATAAAGCCAATTGACTACTCTGTAAAGCAAATAACATTAATTAACCCAACAGTTACAATTAAGCATGACTTGCCTTTTAGGGTAAGGTTTAAATCTATACAAATTGAAGGATACAGCGCTTCTAATCCCCCACCAATTCCACTACAAGTTATTGGTTTTAGTAACTGGATTCTTTAAAATATAAAAAGGGAGTTATAATAAGCACATGGCAAAAATCTCAATCCCAACACTAAAGACCAAGTTTCAAACTGGTGATCGTCCTACACAACAGGACTACGAAGATTTAATTGATTCAACATCAGCCCGTTCGACAGATCTTGGATCAATGGGTAATAATGAAAATACAATTTATGGTATTGAAAATGCCACAATAATTGATAACTTTGATGCCACAGAGTGGCGTATGGTTAAGTATATTGTTTCAATATCAAAGACCACAGCAGGGGACAACAAGTTCTACGCAACAGAGTTGACCATCTTGGTGGACGGTACAAATGTAAGCGTCTCTGAGTATGGCACGATAGACAATGATGGGAATATTGGCACCGTTAGCGTCTCTAGGGTTGGAAACACAGTTTCATTAACTGTTACACCAGACCAAGCAATTAAGCCAGTCACAGTTCGTTATGCACGAATTGGACTTAAGGCGTAAATAAGGAGATAAAAGATGGCAGTAGTAAATAAAGACTTTAAAGTAAAGAATGGTCTCATCGTTGAAGGCACAACCGCAACAGTTGATAATTTTGACATTCTTACAAAGAAAACAGACGATCAGAACTATATCGTCAACCTGATTGGCGGAACAGCCACATCAGCAAATGAAGCAAACAAGGTTGTAAAGCGTGATGGCTCAGGCAACTTTGCTGCTGGAGAAATCACAGCAGACCTTGTTGGTGATGTAACTGGTACAGTTTCTTCACTTTCAAACCACGACACAGATGACCTTTCAGAAGGTTCATCAAATAAATATTTTACAGATGCAAGAGCAGTAACTGCAAACACTGGTTTGTGGGACACAATTGGTGCAGCAGCAGATGCTGAGGCAGATGCAATTCTTGCAGCACAGCAATACACAGATGCAGAAATCCAAGATGAAGTAACTGCTCGTGATGCAGCAATTCTTCTTGCTAAGAATGATGCAATTGCAGATGCAGCATCAGATGCTACAACAAAGGCAAATGCAGCACTTGCAGATGCCAATTCATACACAGATGATGAAATTGCTGCAGAAGTAACTCGTTCAAATAACTATGCAGATGCAGCAGCCACAACAGCAGAAAATAATGCTAAGGCATATGCAGACGGACTATCTTCTGGCCTAAACTGGAAGCAAGCAGTTCATCTTCTATACGATGCAGCGATTCCAGTACTATCTGGTAGCGGAGCATCACAGTTAATTATTGATGGACATGACCCACTAGGAGATGCAGATAGCGGATACAGAGTACTTATCAACAACGCTGGTGCAGATAGCGGTATTTATGTCTTTAATAGCACTGGCGGAAACTGGACACTTACTCGTCCAGAAGATGCAAATGCAGCATCAGAACTTATTGGCGCAGCAGTATTCGTAATGGAAGGAACCAACTATGGTTCTACAGCATGGGTACAGGCTGATCATTATCTAACTGGTTTTGCTGGACAGTCTTGGACACAGTTCTCAGGTCAGGGTACATACCTTGCTGGAAGTGGTCTAACACTTGACGGCACAACATTTGCAATCGATACAAGTGTTACTGCTACAAATTTGTATGCAGACGGTGTTGCAGCAGCAGCAGAACAAGCAGCAATTGCTCATACAGATGCTCGTGAAATTGCAATTACCTCTGCTTATGAAGGATACGCTAATGGTGTAGCACTTACTGCAGAACAAAATGCAAATATATACACAGATGGAAAGATCGCTGATGAAGTTGAAGATCGTAATGATGCAATTAATAATGCAATCAATGCTCTTACAACAACAGACATTGAAGAAGGTACAAACCTTTACTACACTGCTGCTCGTGCTAAGGCAGAGGCAGCAACACTTCTTGCAAACGCAACGAAGACAAATATTGTCATCACAAAGGACGGATCAGATAATCTAACAATTACTGCAGAAAACGGTGTTGCAGATTCTGATACAGATGATCTTGCAGAAGGTTCAACAAATCTCTACTTCACAAATGCTCGTGCAGTATCTGCTCTTGAAGCAGTTATTCCAGACTTTGATGCAATAGATATTGCTTCTGTAGCAAAGCAAGTTGCTGCAACACATGATGTACCAACAGCAAGTACACACACAGCATTTGCATGGCCACACGCTTCATATCGTTCGGCAGAATTCCTTGTTAAGATTGCATATGGAACACACACAGATGTTTCAAAGGTTATCTTAACATTGGATACATCAAACAACATAGCCATTACAGAATATGCAATGGTTGGAACAAATGGTTCATTGGGATCTGTTTCTGCAGATATTGATGGAACAAATGCTCGTCTTCGTGTTACAACAGGAAACAATAACTCTACAGTTCTTGTTGTTGGAACACTTTTAGCATAAAAAATTAAACAAAAGAGGGAGTGGTAATCTTGGCAACAGTCAACAAGGACTTCAAGGTTAAAAATGGACTTATCGTCACTGGTGGCGGTGAGTTCGGAGGAACGGTATCAGTAGGGACCCCTACATTAGATACACATGCTGCTACTAAGGCATATGTCGATTCATTGGCTAGTGGCATGGTTGTCGGATCTACCGCTCCCTCTACACCAGAAAATGGTGATTTATGGTTTGATACATTAACATCAAGAGTTAATGTTTATTATTCTGGTTCATGGATGACAATGGCATCAATTGATGACACATTAAATCTACCCCAGCATATTCACGATACTGCAATTGATGGAACTGGTTTCATAGTATCTCAGTTTGTCACTGGCGGTAGTTTTAATGACCCACAAGGTTCTCCAGTAGATGGCGGATCTTATAACACCAACTCGTGGACTTTGGTTTACGATGGCGGTAGTGCAGTAGATAATTTCAACTAAAAACTGATGTTATAATAAGCACAGAAATAAAACGGTAGAAATACCACAAGGAGAGATAAATGGCAACAAGAATGCAACAGCGCAGAGGAACTGCACAGCAGTGGAATACTGCAAACCCAATTTTAGCAGCAGGTGAAATCGGCTTTGAAACCGACACAGGCGCATTTAAGATAGGTAACGGATCATCTACATGGTCTGCCCTTAAATATTTTACAGACGCAAGCGGTGCCCCAGAGTTACTCGACACCCTTAATGAACTTGCAGCAGCCCTTGGTGATGACCCACAGTATCTCTCTAATCACGTAAGCGCTACCACAAATGTTCACGGTATTGCAAACACACAAAACCTTGCAACTCTAGATGATGTTTCAGATGCAGTTTCTAACGCAGAAGTAGATCAGTCAACACTCGCTGGCGCAGGTATTGATTGGAACGCTGGTACAAATCAATTTGACATTGACAGTACTGTTGTTACATTAACAGGTACTCAAGAATTAACAAATAAGACATTAGTTTCAGCAGATCTTGGCTCAAACTCAGTAGCCACAACTCAGACTGGTACTGATAATACAACAAAGATTGCTACAACAGAATTCGTACAAGGAAGAATCTCATCACTTGTTGCAGGAGCACCAGAATTACTTAACACACTAAGTGAACTTTCTGCTGCAATTGCTGATGATGAAGATTTTGCAGTAACTATAACTGCTGCTGTTGGAGAAAAGGTTGCAAAGGCTGGAGATACAATGACAGGTATCCTTACCTTATCTGGCACCCCAACAGAACCTCTTCATGCAGCAACAAAGGGATATGCAGATAGTTTAATTAATGACCACAATGATTTAACACAAAATATACACGGAATTGCCAATACAGGTGATCTTGCGACTAAGTCATACGCAGACACTGCAGCAGGTAATGCAGCACTTGGAGAAGTAGGAACTCACAATTCATTGACACAAAACGTTCACGGAATCACCAACACAGGTGATCTTGCAACAGAATCTTATGTAAATGATGCTGTTTCAACACACGGATCATACACAACCAATGTTCATGGAATTGACGATACCTCAGCATTAGCCTTGTCTTCAGAAATTGAAGATCATAGACTAGACACAACAAACGTACACGGAATTGCAAATACTGCAGACATTGTTCTTACAGATGATGCTCGTTTATCAGATACAAGAACACCAACAGACAATACAGTTACAACTGCAAAGATTGTTGACTCTAATGTAACTGCAGATAAACTTGCTGGAGACTCTGTAACAACAGCAAAGATTCTTGACGGAGCCGTTACATCTGCAAAGATTGAAAACGGAACAATTGTTAATGCTGATATTAATGCATCAGCAGCAATTGAAATGACAAAGATTGATGGGCTAGGATCAGCACTTGACCTAAAGGCACCTCTTGCAGACCCAACATTCACAGGTACTGTTTCAGGTATCACAAAGTCGATGGTTGGACTTGGCAACGTAGACAATACATCTGACGCCAACAAGCCAGTTTCAACTGCTACACAGACAGCACTTGATGCAAAGGCATCACTTGCAGGAGCAACATTTACAGGTAACGTAGAAGTTGATGGAAACCTTGTAGTAGACGGAGACTTTACAGTTAACGGTACTAACTTTGCAGCATCAGCAACATCTATCACAATCGAAGACAACATGGTTCAACTTGCTCATCAAAACTCAGCAAACACCGTTGACCTTGGTCTTGTTGTAGCATACAACGATGGTTCAGCAAAGCATGCAGGTCTTGTAAGAGACGTATCAGATGCTAAGTGGAAGTTGTTTAAGGGTGTAACTACAGAGCCTTCAACAACAGTAGACTTTACACAGGGATCACTTGATGATCTAAAGGTTGCAGCACTTGAGGCAACAACTGTAACACCTTCATCTGGTGTAGTCTTCTCAGATGGCACACAGACAAAGGAAGGCGTTCCTTCACGCACACCAATTATTCAGAAAACAGCAGCGTATACTCTTGGAGCATTAACAGAAAGAGACTCACTTATTGAGGTCTCTCACACTGGTGGTTCAGCAGTAAACGTTACAATTCCTGCAGACTCAACATTGAATTTCCCAGTCGGAACTTCTATCGATGTTCTTCAGACAAACACTGGCTCAGTTGCAATTGCAGGAGCAGGCGGAGTAACAGTAAATGCTACTCCAGGATTAACTCTACGTACACAATGGTCATCTGCAACTCTCTTGAAGAGAGCAGCAAATACCTGGGTTGTTTATGGAGATCTTAAGTAATTTAAAGTAAAAGGGGAATAAGTAATGGCAAATAAAAAAGTAGGTAAAAAGTCCCAGGCAGCAAACGACTTCTTGGAACCAAAGCCACCAATCGATGTTGTTCCAACCAACACATGTAGTGGTAGAGCATATAACAATGGTGCTGTATCAGTTGCTTTTGCATTGCCTGCAGGATCACCTCCAGCAACCTCTTATACTGTTACAGCAAGCACTGGTCAATCAGCATCAGGAGCATCATCTCCGATTACTGTGACTGGAATTGCTGCAGGAGCAACGCCTACTTTTACAGTAACAGCAACAAATGCTTCTGGAACATCACTTGCATCATCTACTTCATCTGCAGTAACAGTTACAACAATACCAAATAATCCTACAGGTGTTTCAGCATCTGCTACATCTGCTAACACAAATACAATATCATGGACTCTTCCAACTGGATCAGCAACTGGAGGTACCGCATTAACATCAATCAGAATCACTGGTTCGGATGGATCAAGTTATACTGGTATTTCTCCTTCTGCAACATCATATGCTGCTAATGATCCAGGAGTAAGTCCAGGATCACAGACTTATACAATTTATATTACAAATGCATGTGGAGAATCAACTGGTGTAACTACAAATAGTGTTAACACTACACCACCGTTCTTCCCATTCTTCCCGCCGTTTTTCCCATTCTTCCCGTTCTTCCCATTCTTCCCACCGTTCTTTCCGTTCTTCCCATTCTTCCCATTCTTCCCACCGTTCTTCCCGTTCTTCCCATTCTTCCCGTTCTTCCCACCATTCTTCCCATTCTTCCCGTTCTTCCCATTCTTCCCACCGTTCTTCCCTTACTTCCCATTCTTCCCATTCTTCCCACCGTTCTTCCCATTCTTCCCGTTCTTCCCATTCTTCCCACCAAGTTTCGCACCACCACCAACTGCCCCAACAGGCGGAGGCTGTAGTTGCGGATATTGCTGGAGATGTTCAGTATGTTGCCCAGGAAGATCGTGCGCCTGTTAAAATTAGTGAGGGTATATGAAGATATGCCCTCATTAAATAACATATGCTATAATAAAAGTACTAAAGGAGATTATTAATGTATGCAATAATAGTAGAAAACAATGATGCTTATGATGTTATTGGATTATATTCAAACAATAAGCCAGAGGTAATGGATAATCTTGATACAGTCTATGCAACTGGAGCAACTATTTCATCAATGGATGCAAGTGCATACAAGCAAACAGCATTGCATGGAGCAACTTTTAATGGTTCATCATTTTCTGGGGGAATCGCAGGGCCTAACTTATTAACTGCTACACAGGAGCAATTAGATTCTTTTAATTTGTATGCATTCTTATCCAACAATGTTGTTGTTGCAAGAGTGGCTGTGCCATCAGAAGGTCCAAAGGCAGAAATGTTTGCTGCTGCAAATGCTGCAGGTATGACCTTAGCAAAGATTCCAGACAGACAAACTGTTTATGTCGGACAAACATATAATTGGGACGGAACCTCTTTTAGTTCAATAGCATAACTTTAACTTTGAAAGGTTAATCGTATGGAAATTTATGATGAAAACCAGAATCCCTGGTTTACAAAAGATCGTTCAGAAACCGCATCAAACAGATATCCAACAAAGACTTTGCCAAACGGCATAGTTGTAGAAAATCCTGGACTTGGTTTAAATGTTTATAGAAATGTTTTTAGTAAGGATGATGCTGACAGATATATCAAAATACTTGAAGAAAATTTAGATGGTACAAGAAGATACAAGTGGTCAGAGGCACAAGTCACAAACTCTACAACACCAATTAAAAGAGCAAGAGATGCTGTAGACTTTAAATATAAGCAAGAAAACTTAGGCCCCAGAGATGAGTTCAATGGAGAACTGATTGATCTACATGAAGAAATTTATCAAAAATTAAAGTTTTGCATAGACGACTATGCACGTTATTGGGGAATTAATGTTATTTATTATGAAGCATTTAATTTTGTAAAGTACGAAGGAGAAGGAAAACACTTCAATATTCACGCAGATCATGGTCCAGCATACAATGCAACTGTTTCTGCCGTTATATATATTAATGATGACTATGAAGGCGGAGAAATACAATTTCCAAGATTAGACGGCTATACTCTTACACCAAAGATTGGAGACATTGCTGTATTCCCATCTAACTACATTTATGAGCATGCATCTCTTCCAATGAAGAGCGGTACAAAGTATTGTGTCGTAATCATGACTGATATTAATGAGTTAGGTCATCAGAATGGCCGATGAATATCAAAAAGTATCCTTTAAAACATATCGTCCTTGGCTAACAAAAGAAAGTAAATCTGCTCCAACTCCTACACAAAAAGAAATACCTCAATGGTATAAGGATGCTGATAGGTTTGCTAAAAATCCAGTAACTGGAGAATACTACAAGGCTCCAAAAGAGGTTTGTCCATTTCCAAAATCTGGAACTACAGATGATTATGGAATGATCCCAACATGGAAGGCTTGTCCAGCAATCATGGATGCTTTCATGACTGGTTATGTATTTAGAACTCCAACTGATATTACATTTACTAAAAATAGTAAAGGCTCTTTAGATTTTATAATAGAAAATCAAATGTATAGAGATTTTTGTACATCTAGGCCACCAATGCCACAATTTGAACATCCGCAAGGATATTATAAAGATCATTTTGCCTGGATGCCAGATTGGGGAATGAAATTACCAGAAGGCTATAGTGCATTGTTTATGACTCCAATGAATAGATTTGATCTACCTTTTATGAATACTACTGGAGTGGTAGACTCAGATAAGGTTGAGTTATTGGGCAGTTTTCCATTTTTTATTATTGAAGGCTGGGAAGGAACTATTCCAGCAGGAACTCCATACCTACAAATACTTCCATTTAAAAGAGAAAATTGGGAGCATGAACTTGACATTTTAGATTCATCAACAGTATATGCTAAAATAGTAGATAACGCAAATATTTATCGCCAGCCAGATGGCGGGGTATATAAAGATAAAATTTGGACAAGAAGAGAGTATAAGTAAAAGGAGATATCATGTCAACCTGGACAGAAAAAGAATCATTAGGGTTTGGAATTACTTGCTATAGAGGTGTTATTAAACCAGAATTAAATATTATAGAAAGATTGGAAAGTCTTTTGGGATCTCCAGCGCCATGGGGCGAGTTGTCTCCAGAAGGAAAGCCTTATCACTGGCTACCAGCATATGTAGGATATCAACAATTAATGCCAGATTATCGTGATTGCTATGACTTTAAATTTAAGAAAACTGATATTGAATCAGATCCAAGCAAGGACTCTTTATTGCTTCAAAAAATTTGGCAAGACGTTTATGACGTACAGGCTCCAGCAGTAGATGATTATCGTAGAGATTATAACATTATGCCGTTAAAATATTGGGAAGCATTTAACTTTATCAAGTATGGACCAGGACAACACTTTAAAGAACACCATGATCATGGGTTCTCTTATAATTGCACCGTTTCTTTAGTTGCATATATTAATGACGACTACGATGGTGGAGAGTTATATTTTAGATTGCAAAACTTAAACATAAAGCCAAAGGCTGGAGATCTGTATGTTTTCCCATCAAACTTTATGTATCCACATCAAGCAATGCCAGTACATTCTGGAACTAAGTATTCAATTGTAACAATGTTAGATTATAGTAAAAAGTATCATACACCAGATATGTATGATCCAAAGTGGGCAAATGAATAATGTTTAACATTACTGTTGAAAAAATGCAGGGATGTATTTTTAACATTGAGCCAATGTCAATTAAAAGAGATTGGATGGACTTAACATCTGAAAATCACGCATATAGATGTTTTCCAGTAACTCAGTCAAACGTTATAGGATGGTATCTTTCATGCTCAGAGGATATAATTTTTACATGGGATGGAATAAATGATCAGACAGACAAACATGTAAAGATTGTAAGCCCGTCAGGCTCATATTCTGGAAGAGGTCAATCTTCAATAAGTTTAAATACTTCTTTAGTTTTTAAAACAGATCCAGATGTTAGTATTTGGACCATACATCCAGTTAATTATTTTAATGATGACTTTGAAACTATGTCCAGCGTAATAAGTACTTCATTTTATGATAACCCATTGCCCCTTGCACTTAAAGCAAAAAAGGCTAATGTAGAGACAATTATAAAAGCAGGAACACCTATTGCAACAATTATTCCAATATCTTTAACAAATTTAAACAATACAACAATTGAAATTGTAGAATATAAAGATGAGGATAGATCTAGAACAAATGCAAACATTGCTTATGGAGAGGCAGCACAGGTACTAAATTCATCTGGAAACTGGACTGATTGGTATAGAAATGCTGTAAATGAAAATGGTGAGTCTGTAGGGTCTCATGAAGTAAAAACATTAAAATTATATGTAAAAGATAACACTATAGGATGATATAATAATAATATGATACCAGAAGATGCAGTAAAAGTAATAAGACATCCATCAATTACCCCATCTGGGTTTTTTGGCTATGGTCCTGAAAATATAGTTGAGTTAGAAAATTTCATGACTCAAGAAGAGGTTGACTTTTTAGAAAAAGCAGCACGAAACATAACTATTTGGGATGTTACTCAAAGCCATATAAATGAAAATGGAACAGTGATTTATGATTCTGAATTTTGGAAAGATAGAGTTGCAACGGCGCCGTCTTTAGATGCAAATGATCCAAAAATTCTTCCAGTACTAATAGGATTATTCAATAGACTTCAGCCAATTATTGAAGATTTTTTTAAGGTAAAGGTACAGCCTACAGGACAAACAATTGTTAAGTGGAATCCAGGACAGTTTCAAATGCCTCACGCAGACAAAGAATTGCATTTTGGATCAGACGCTGGACTGCCAAACGATTTTCCATATTATGACATTTCAAGTTTATTTTATATTAATGATGATTATGAGGGTGGAGAATTATACTTTCCATATCAAAAGGTTCAATTTAAACCAAAGCGTGGTTCGGCATACTTTTTCCCAGGAGACATGAACTATGTCCATGGAGTAACAGAAGTTACAAAATCTTTAAGATATACCTGTCCATTTTTCTGGGAAATTTTAGAACATACTGGAGACGTAAAGCCAGACCCAAATGTAAAGTACCATAGAATTTTCCCTACAGAAGAAGAAGTAAAATCTTGGGATCCAAAAAGGGGGATTAAGAAATGAATTTAGATAACAAAAATAGGCTAACAAAAGATATAGTCGTTTATGAAAACTTTATCGATTCTGAAACTGCTGCTAAACTTGTAAAGGTTTTAGATAAGCATGCAGAACTAGGAACGATTAGTTGGATGCCTATATCCTTTTATGAATCTTATTCTTCTGTTTTGCCACAAGATAACGACGAACATGTAATTGCCGAAGGTTTGCCTTCTGATATTTTTACACAAATTAAAAAAGGTATCATAGATGCCGTTGCCAGTGTTCATGATTTAGACCCAAAGATAATTTCTCAAATTGGATATCATACTCAGAAATGGGAGCCAGGGGCTTATGCAAGAAAGCATTCTGATAATACAGACGAACACGGAAATTCTGGAGCATTTACTAGAAGTAGATATGCTGCATTTTTATATCTAAATGATACCTTTGAAGGCGGACTTTTGCATTTCCCAGATCAACAAATAAGCATAAAGCCTAAAGTTGGAATGCTTGCTGCTTTTGACGGGGGATTCAACAATATGCATGAAGTAACTCTTATAACTAGTGGAGTTAGGTACACAATAGGTTCATTCTGGGATGATCGTGAAGAAGATGCATATCCACAGGAACTAAGAGACGCTTGGGCAGAAGAGATGAGAGAGACTAGAGCCAAGCAGGAAGTTGAAAGAGCCGAGTGGCAAAATCTTCTTAAAGATGGATATAAGATAGACGAAGATGGAAATAAATATCTGTTTAAGGGAGATGCTGTTTAAGATGATGGATTCTTTAAAAGAAAATTTAAGAAATAATAACTTAGAGTTTGAAGAGGTAACTCCAGAACTACTTTGGATTAAAGACTTTTTGACAAAAGAAGAGTTAGATTTTATTTGGAATGTAATCAATGCTGCATCTCAAGAAGATTGGGAAGTAGAGTATATGGGAAATTTAAAAAGATTTTGTTTGGAAAAGTTTGGCAGAGAAGATGTTGATAACTTAGTCGCTGAAGGAAAATTTGAAATTACTCAAAATTGGGTAGATAAAAATTTGAACATTAAGCACCATCCAGAACAAAATGTTTTTTACGGAAGACTCGCAGATATAATTCATCCTTCTTTTCCAGGACTCGAACTTAGTGGGCTTGCCACTATTCAAAGAATGCAAAAGGGTGTAGAACTAAAATCACATACTGATCAGCATACAGATCCATCAATACACTATGCAACAATAATATACATTAATGATGATTATGTTGACGGAGAGTTATTCTTTCCAAACAAAGATATAGCGTTGAGACCAAAGCCAGGAGACCTGTTATTTTTTCCAGGAAATGAAGAATATGAACATGGAGTAAAGCATGTAGGTGATGGGCCAATAAGATATGTCATAGTTGGTTTTATAAAAGAAATAGGTCATTACGAAAGAAATAGGTATTAAAATGAATAAAGAAATACTAGATCCAAAAGTATATTATTATACAGACGCAATAGATAACTTTGATGTGTTTTTAAAAACTTTAAATGAATTAGAAACTATGGAGTTTTATGATGACACCAAGGTTAATCTTTGGCAAAAATGGACATCTTCCAATGACAAAGATTTTATTTATGGAGAGACAAAAACTTTTGATATAGATGCTATCTCAAAGTCTGGCGGTATAGTTGGAGAAAAAAGCAAGTATATTTATGATGCAGTCATGACAACTTTATATAATGTATGTAAGGATTATGCAGAGTCCCTGGGTGATTTTGACGAACCAAGACTATTCCCAACCTTTAATATTAAAAAATACTATACTGGAATGGCAATGGGTGCACACTTCGATCAGTTAGATGGGGATAAGACTTTGAGATACTCTCTAGTCATGTACCTAAATGATGATTGTGAAGGTGGAGAGATATCATTTCAATTAAAAAATTATGATGGTGGATGGAACAGCAAAGACGGATGGGTTCATGGTGCCCCACCAGTTAATTTAGATTATGATGATGCTGTTGCAAACAATGCAATAGATTTTGGAATAAAGCCAAAAGCAAATAGCGTTATTATTTTCCCAGCAGAAGCGCCATATTTTCATACAGCGCATACAGTAAAATCTGGTGTTAAGTATATGGTTCCAGGTCACTGGATTCACAACAACATGCAACTTAACCAACAGCAAGGTATGTAGTGAAAACAGCCATAGTTACTGGTGCAAGCAAAGGTGTAGGTTATGCAACCGTTAAACTTTTATCTGAAAATGGATATAAGGTAATTGCATTATCTCGTAATCTAGAAAACATTTCTAAGTTAGTTTCTGATAATGTCGAGGTTTATCAATTAGATATAACTCAGCCAAATGCAATTAAAGAATTTTATGAAAAATATAAAGATATAACATTAGACCTTTTAGTTAATAATGCTGGCGGTGGGTCAGGACCAACAAGTATTATAAGAGAAACAATGGACAACTTTAGAATAGCCTATGAGATTAATGTATCTGGCCCAATGTATCTTTCTCAACTTTTTGTACCAGCATTACAAAAGTCAGAATCTCCAACTATCATTTTTATAAGTTCTTTGGGTGGCAAGATCCCATATCGTGGCGGAGGTAATTATACTAATGCCAAAAGAGGTCAGATGGCTCTAGTGGATACTATGAGGATGGAGTTTTCTGAATATAAAATTAAAGTAACTGAAATTTGTCCAGGCACAATAGATACTCAAATTGAGAAAAGAGATTGTGCCTTAACTGCAGAAGATCTTGCCAATTCAATTCTTTGGGTTTCAGAATTACCATCTCACTTTAATATTAATCATATTGAAATGAATCATGTATTGAGTAGTAAGTTTGCGTAATCTAACCCTCAATAATAGCATTAGAGTTTTATAAAAACAAAAACTCTGGTATACTTTACTAATTACAGTTTCTTAAGGAGAAAAACAATGTCTGATTTTTTTAGTTTTCGTTTGTCTGAAGAGTTCATAAATGAGTATAAAACAAAGGAAGCGCCATTTGGTTTTACAGATGCAGGTGGTAATTCATTAGGAGAGATTACATTTATCCGTACCTACTCCCGTATGAAGGAAGATGGAACTAAGGAAAGATGGCATGAGGTTTGTCGCAGAGTAATCGAGGGTATGTACTCAGCCCAGAAGAATCATGCTAAAGAAAACAGACTACCATGGAATGACTATAAGGCGCAGTCATCAGCAAAAGAAGCATATCAAAGAATGTTTGAACTTAAGTGGACTCCACCAGGACGTGGTATGTGGGCATTTGGAACTCCACTAACAATGGAAAAGAAAAACTCTGCTGCACTACAGAATTGTGCGATGGTTTCTACAAAAGACATAGATCGCAATGATCCAGGACAATTGTTTGGCTGGGTTATGGATGCATTAATGATGGGTGTGGGTGTAGGGTTTGACACTTTGGGCGGGGAGAAAAATCTAAACATTTATGATCCTACAGAACCACCACAGGTATATGAAATACCAGATACTCGTGAGGGCTGGGTAGAGTCTGTTAGATTACTCATTAATTCATACTTAAAGCCTAATATGTATATCCAGGACTTTAACTATGACCTCATTAGGCCTTTAGGTGCCCCTATTAAGGGTTTTGGCGGTACAGCAAGCGGTCCTGCACCACTTATACAGTTGCACAAGCAGATCAAGGCTGTAATCGGCGGTAGAGCAGGAGAAACCCTTGACTCAAGAGCAATAGTAGATATAGTTAATCTTATTGGTACATGCGTTGTATCAGGAAATGTTAGAAGGTCTGCCACCCTTGCTTTGGGTGCAGCAGAAGATCAAGATTTTATGAATTTGAAGAACGCTGAGGTTTTTCCAGAGCGTAATTCATTTGATCCAGAAAATCCAGGTTGGGCATGGATGTCTAACAACTCCATTGCTGCGACGGTAGGTACAAAGTACGAAGACTACGTAGACCTAATCGTTGATAACGGAGAACCAGGATTTATCTGGCTTGATGTAGCACGTAACTATGGTCGTTTAGCAGATCCAAAGGATGGCAAAGACTATCGTGTTATGGGCTTCAATCCGTGTGCGGAGCAGCCATTGGAATCATACGAACTATGTACACTTGTAGAAGTGCACTTAAATCGTCATGAATCCAAGGAAGACTTCCTGCGGACACTCAAGTTTGCTTACCTATATGGTAAGACGGTAACTTTGATTCCTACACACTGGCAACAGACAAATGGAATCATGCAGCGTAATCGTCGTATTGGTACATCACTTACAGGCATTGCATCCTTCTCAGACAAATTTGGCTTGCCTGTTGTGAGAGAATGGATGGACGAAGGATATAAGACTATCCGTAAATATGATCATTCTTATTCTGAATGGTTGTGTGTTCGTGAGTCCATTAGAGTCACAACTGTTAAGCCATCAGGGTCTGTATCAATTCTC